TGCATCTGTGGTAGAAAAAACTAATTCTTCTTCATTTAAATCACTACGATAGGATGTTATACCACTAAATCCACGAGTTAGACCAGTAAAGGTATTTGTGGTTAGACCTGTATATGTGATAATTTCATTGCCTATTTTTAATAGACCGTATTGATTTGGGAATCCTTTGGTGCTATTAACTTGTAACGTGTCAGCACCAATTGTAGTGACACCAGTTGTAGTGATCTTATCAACTATAATTTCTGGTGTTAGATTATCAAGATTAAGATATTGATCTAAATTTTCAACAATATCTACGACTCCACTTTGATATTCCTGCGAGATATAATACTGTTTTAAAAAATCAACAGTCTTTGGACTCTCATCCAAAATAAAGTTTGGAAGTTGAGAAGATATTACATCTTGTATTTTAACTCTAGATTCAATACCTGTTTGTATCATATTACTCTCTTATTAAATTTCCATTTGAATAACTTGATGTATAAAAATCTCTAGTAAACTGTGTTCCAGATATTTCGTCACCAGATGCAATCACATCTCTCAACATATTTATGGTGCTTTTTGAAACACTCAATTCAAGATATAAATCTCTCAATCCCACTACATCATTTGATTCTGGGAATGCTTGAACCTCAATAACATTATTTTCTTTCACAGTTGACAATATATTGATTGTTGTCAACTTAACTTCACCATGAATATAATCGACCACACCAGCAGATTTACTCACAACTCTAATTTGATCATTCTCAATTGGTTTTACTATTGATATTACACCTGTTTTACCATCGGAATTTGGCACATCAGTAATGTATACTGGGGAAGATTCATTAGCAATAAAGAATCCTGTAGATTTAATGTTATATCCATTTGGATCTACATGAAAACGATTTCCAAAACATAATTCATATTGAGCAAATTGATTTACTGTTGCCTTCAAATCTCTACGAATTATGACTTTTGTAATATTACTTGTCAATGCTGTGTCACTTTTGTCAACAACTTGTAACAATTGACTGTATTTAAACCTTCCACCAAAACGATTAAAGTTGACAGATTGTGAGTATTTTGTCAATGAATTAACAATTTTTGCTTTGAGTGTATTTTCAGTGCTGACCTGAGAATAGTTGTAATATGCTGAAATATCAAGTTCAACATATAAAATTTTAAGATCAATTAATTTTTGATTAATACCTGCAACCGTGTATTTTTTAAGTTGAGATAATATTCTCGATTTGGAAAAATCAGATATGTAAGTAGCACCTTTTGGTTTAATACTGATTTGTACTGTTCCAAACTCAGGTGGATCTAATTCTTCACCTCCAACTATTGCAACTGATTCTGTCTCTGGAAATATTTGTTTGATTATTGCCTCATAATCTCTAGGAGTTACTGCTCGATTCTGTGCAGAGTAAATTTTAGGCGAATAATACTTAATAGAATCTATGGGTTCGATGTCCGCACCACCTCGTGATGGGGTGATAGTAGTAATGACTGGAGAATTTTGAATTTCAACGGAAACATTGGGATTTGAAGTTTTTACGATATTTCCTGAAAATGAAAATCCAGTCGCTCCATTACCATCAGTACCATCTGATACAATATAGTCAACTATTATTTCGTTCCCATCTTCATTAATACCTATCTTTTTACCTAATAAACCATCACCAAAACGAATTTCATATTTTTCATCTTGAACCTCTTGTAAAAAGTAAACTCTTGAATTACCATCTAAATTTGTAATGTCATCTGAAATAATATACTCACGTCCCAATCCAGTTTCACTTTCACCTTTAACATATACGTGAATCGTTGAAGTATCAATAAAAGAGTTGTCTAAAATAAATCTTGTATCTAATGAATCATCAAACTTAAATTTCTTTGTTAAATATGAACCTTGACATATCGTTATATTATCGAAATTTGCAACATATTTGTTATTTTCTACAACAACTGAACTTACTATATTTTCTGATATTGAAAAAGTAAATGATGAATCTTGAATATTACCAGTGCAAACTAAACCTTTTACAAGTTCAACTGTTGTCCCATATTCTTTTACAAATTGTTGGTTGCCAGTATTCGTTGCAAATTCTACATCTCCTAATTCTAATTTAAAGGACACTACTGCCTTTGCAGCAGACCTTGAACGAGGAATATACCCAATGTTACGTGCAAGTGAAACAACGTTCTCACGGAGCGTTGCAGAGTCCAGAAAAGACTCATTCACAATCATATTTGAGTTAAATGCCGTGATATATGTATTGTACGCTAAGGTGTCAAGTAATACAGAGAAGTTCGATCCTTCAAAGTCAAATCCATTGAAATCACTATTTGATCTAAGATAATCTTTGATTGATGTTTTGATTTGATCAAAATCTAAATTTGTAAACTTGGTTATTGGCATTGTTTATCTTGTTGCTTCGAGAATGAATGAAAACTCTTGTGTAGGAAAGTCTTGACCTATAATATCGAAAATTACTGTAACTTCAAAATTATTATCATCTGGACGAGGTTCCACTTCGACCCTCACATTATCAATTCTTCTCTCAAAATTATGAAGAGACGTTTTGATTTGTTCTTGTATAATTGATGCAGTACCAAAGTCTACAAAATCAAACAAACTACGATATACGTCAGAACCAAATAATGAATTAAAGAATTTTTCAGAAGGTATGGTCTCAACTATATTTCTCACAGACCTTGTGATTGCCCTTTCATTTTTAAGAATGGGAAGATCTTTTGTCACAGGATGAGGTTCAAAAGACAAACTAATGTCCTTAAAAGACCTTGATATCCTTGTGGTTGCCATTTTGATACAGTTTTTATTTATTTATGACTCTTTTAACAATTCTTTTTGATCTTCCTCATCTTGATATAGAGGTTGACCATCATCATACATCAATTCTTTCAAAATTTTTTGATTTGAATTTGATTTTGAGGTATTTTCAGTCATTTTTAAGGTTATTTATTATGTATTTAGTCACTATACCGAAGTGGTTGTTAAAGCAATGCCAACATCACCACCACCAAAGAAATCATCGTTCATTTGTGCTACAGTTGAAGTTGCACCACCAACTGTCCAACTAATAAAGATTGGATTACCATCATTCGCTACACTCTTCGTAATTATTACTTCACTGTTTGATTCGTCAAATAAATCCATACTATTATTTGAATGATATCTAAGTGAAAGTCTAGTGCTGCCAGGATTTGGATCAGTCCACTTATTAGAAGAGTAATTCGAATTGCTGGTATTAAAAGTCCAACCCTTTACAGCATCAATCTCTTCACTTGTATTATGTTGCCAACTCCAATCCCAGAAAGAGGTTACATTTTCTAAATTAGAAAGACCAGAAGAAGCATTACTTGTTGACCACTGACCAATTTGAGCGTTGGGGTGTGTGGCAGGAGACAACCAGTGCATCTTATAACCTGCTGCAAGACCATCCTTGTGTCTCCATACTTGATCTGCTGCGTAAGCAAGTACATTACCAGTGCTATGAATACCTGGTCCAACATTTGTTTGATTCTCAGGGAAACCACCAATTCTCCAGTTTTTCCAAGGGTTGTAATAATTAGGTGGTTCGTGTGCAATCTCCCAACCATAAACTGATACACCTTGTGCAGTAGGAATTCGAGTAGATTCACCACCGATACTGATGAAGATTGGATTACCATCAAGTGCTGAATTAGATACTGCTAGAGTTTCTCTTACACCTGCTCTAACTACTTCGAGTTTCAATTTTTTATCACCAAAGTCATACTTCAAACGACAACTTTGTCCTGCTGTGGTTGTTGTGATACCAGCCTGCACTGTAAATCCACTATCTTGCAGTGATTGCACTTTGAGTTCACCATTCTGATGAAATCTTACACCATGAGTAAAAGCGTCAGAGTCACTATTCAGAACACCAATAATCATATTATGCTTAGTAGCACCATGAGAGTTGTCTGCAAGTTGAGTCCATGCGAACTCCTGTCCAGGTCTCATCTTCTCACCCCATGTTACCTTAAATTGTGGATTACCCAAATAATAGAAACCATTATTCTGAGTAGGAATTGCTTGGGAGAAAGTCTTCATGGGTTTTGCACCTGGAATCTTACTAATAAATGTGATTGTAGAACGACCACTTTCCCAATCACGATGTTCAGCAAACCACTGGGCATTATTCCACTCCCACTCCCATTGTGGAATTTCTGTCTGATAGTTGTTAATGGTTGATGCACCAAAGAGATATGGATACATATCACCACCATCAAGATTAGTATCTCCAGTGAGTATTACTTCATCAGTATCTTCATC